AGTGCTTGGAGTATCTTAGTCTTAGCAAGTTCCCTAACTTCATTCATTTTATCCTCTGTCCATTCATCTGTACCTTTGATATCCTTGACAACAGACTCATAAACTGCCTTAACAGCCTTTTTAACCTCTTCGTAGAGGATTTGACCATATTTATCTAACTTTCTTGCTTCAAGCCATCTATTCACCGATGTAAGAATCTTAGTACCAACAGGAAGTATAATCGCTGTCCATATAACACCAAGAATTGTAGTCCAATCGAGGCTACTCAATATATCCTTCATAATCAATTCTCCTTTCCAAACAAAAAAGAACGGTAAAACCGTTCTCCTTATAGTTACTTATTTAATTTTCTTAACATCTCTACACATTGTTTTAGATTGGAACATAAATAATCCAATTCATCTCTTGTTTCATACCCACTAAATGTCATACGAATACCACTATGTATTAGTTTTTCATCTAATCCAATTGCTACAAGAGTAGAAGATGGCATTAAATCTCCTGATGCACATGCAGAACCAGTTGACACCTGTATATTTGCCATATCCAGTAATATCATCAGTGATTCACCTTCAATACCATCAAAACAAACATATAAATTATGTGGTAAGCGACTATCAACGTCTGCACCTATAATATGAGAATCTACTATATTATTAATGATATAATCATGAACATAATCTCTATTCTCAGATGTAATAGGAAAGTAGTTATAATCCTCAATTGCCTTACCAAGTGCGGCTATACCTAATACGTTTTCAGTACCACCAAATAACCCCTGTTCTTGTGAACCATATATAAGAGGTTCAAGCTCTATGGATGGCTTCTTATATAAAACACCAGTACCCTTTAACGCTCCAAGTTTATGTGCGGAAAAGCCCAAACCATCAACATCAAAAATTTTCACATCAATAGGAATTTGACTAATTGAACCTGTGCAATCTACATAGACCACTGCATTATAAAAGTGACATATTTCAATAATTTGTTTCACGTCTTGAATAGTTCCTATCTCAGAATTAGCATATTCTATGACTACAAGTTTCTTCATTGTATCCATAGATAGACATTCTTTAAGATCTTGAATATCTATTTTTCCTGTGTAATCGACTTTAAGTGAGCATTTATATTTCAATGATTCCACACATTTCAATACTGACTTGTGTGAAGTAGGAGAGTATAATACTTTACATTCGTTTTTCTGAGTATAACCTTTTATAAATAGTGTGTTATTGGCTGAACCGCCAGACGTAAAAATAATGTCTTTAGGATCTGCATTAATGAATTTTGCTACATTATTTCTTGCAGTGGTAATAATTTTCTTAGTTTCAACACCTGATTGATACATTGAAGATGGGTTCTGATATATGTCCAACAGTGATACTATATAATCCTCAACTTGTGGAGTTAATGGGGTAGTAGCTGCGTAGTCCAGATACATACAATCACCTACCTAATCTAACTCATAATTACACCACTTTTTATATACTTCAGTAGTGTCTGCTTTAAGAAATATCATTGCCAAAATTACATTATTTGTTTTATCATCTATACTTGTATACATATCAACTGGATATACATTATTTTTAATATATAGTAGATACTGTTTGGGATTAACGATCCTAACTGCTTCGTGTGGAAAGTAATCTCTTGTTTTTAAATTAGTTTTTATCATTTTCCTTTCATTCCTTTATCTGTATTACCGTAA